TCTCTATCTGACCAGCAAGATGACATATCACCACCGTCAATTAGTTCTTCTACTTTATCCTTAGAATTGTAATGTGTGTTTAGAATACGACCCAACCATTCTGGATATGAATCCCAATGATGATAAACAGAGAGGATAGAATCATCGCTTAGTTGAATGCCAATACGTGATCGTGTGCTCATGATGTTTAGTTAGTAGGAAAGTTTTTGTGGACAGCATCACATAGGGTGCGCGTTAAATCATCCTTTGCTTCTTCAATATTACTCAATTCACCCATATCATCACATTCATTAATCACTGATTGAAAATATTCATCAACAATAGAATTAATGTCCTCCATTAACTGTTCACGTTGCAATTGTTCTTTCATAATGTTTAGTTTGGTTGGTTACTTATACTATAAGGACAGTTTAAAGGTTACTAACAATAATATCACTGAATAAGTCGATCAAGTAACTCTTTTGTCAGTTTATTGCATGTCTTTGGATTCAACTCACCAAGACTTTCATTGAGATATTCATCAATGAAACCTCGGTATAAATCTTTTATTTCTTTTGAATGTTTGTCCAGAGTGTATTCAACAAAGTCTGGATAGATTGTATCTGTCAGTTGTTGGTAGTTCATAAGCATACTATAAAACCCTCCTAACAAAAAGTCAAGAGGGTTTGTGACAGTTCAAAAACTGGTCAGGTACTCATACGTTTATGCACGCGAGTCATGATCTTGGTTCTTCCCTTTGCATCAGGTTTGGTTCCTGTCATCTTCTCATATTTCTTTGTCTCTTGAGCCTTCATAATACTACGAAGTTCAGTTTCGCCCTTACGTTGTCTAGACATTCTTTCTTTTCTAGTAAGTCCAGATGCTTTCTGGGATTTATACTCAGGACTTACTTTCTTTTCTGGTGTCTTCTTACTCAAAAGTTTAGATGCTTGTTTCTCAATATCCTTCTTTGATGTGGTGGGCTTCTTAACTTCTTCACCACCACTTTCTTTAGTTTTACGTCTTTCTAATGCTGCAGCTCTTCTTTCTGCCCTTATCGTATTAGCATAAGTTTGTTTAACTTGTTCATCATCCCTAGGTTTCTCAGGTTGTTGAACTCTGGTTGATGATTGTTTTTGTCCACCAATATCTTTACGATCTTTGTAGCTAACTGGTTTACTTTCACCACCACCAACTGCCTTCATTCTGCGTCGTTCTGGTTCACTCTTTCTTCTATCTCTTCCTACCCTTCCACCTTCACCTTGTTTTCTTATTTGAGACCTATCCATCACATCTTTGTCATATACTTCGGAAAGGAATTGTGACAAAGTTTTGGACATTTTTTTTTTATTACCCTATAATGATATATTTAGATGGGTGAAAAGTCAAGGGGGGTCTATGCCAGTTCCTCAATCGTCACAATTCCTTTATGTTGTCTCCTCTTACCGTGTTTGACATAAGTTAGGTTGCGTCTCTGATAACCATTTTGTCTACACCATTCATCAAGATTAGTGACAACAACAGAGGAACCATTCTCCCAAGTAAGTTTATATGTCTTACTCATCTTGTCCTTGCTTTCTTTCTTATGTTTGTATCCTATTGGGCGACTACCATATGTTTTTCTCTTGTAACTTGCCGCCCTACATTTATCTCTAGTTTCCTCACTGTACATAACTCCAGATGCACCTTCTCCGCCATCTGTGCGGTTCCGTAGTATGCCTGTGCCCAAGTCTTTGCGCCCCAACACATCAATCATATAAATCTCGTGTCTGAAGGCCTCTTGCTCCGTTAGATTGCACTTCAGATATATTATTCTGTCTTCTGGTGGAACATAAAAATGCCCCTTCTTACTGGTGGCACGATATCCTTTACCCTTACCAATGTAGTAGGGCGTTCCATCTTCACGCAGATATGCGTAAGTGTAATATTCATTCATTGATAGTCTTGGCGTGACTATCCTTATTTATAACACTTTTTGTGGATGTCAAGGGGTCTTACACAGCAATTATCCGCCAAGACTACCCCGCTGCCGCCCCTTGTTTAAGTTTGGCCAACTTTGCCTGATGAAGTTCTTCCTTTCTCCTCATATCTTCTGCACGGTCTGCTTCTCTTTGTGCTGCTAATATTGCCGCTTTCTCTCTCCTATCCTGCACTCTTTCTTCTCTTTCTCTTTCTCTATTTACCTGAGTTTGTTCACTATCTTTCAAACCAGGGATACTATTTTTTACCTTGTCAAGTTTCTTTTCCAAGGCATCGAACTGTCTGCTCTGAAAATCAGAGGAATCACCTGTCAGTCCTGATTCTTCTTGAAACTGTTGAAAGGTCTTCATCTTCATTATTTATCCTATGTCCTATTTAGTTTTACTATGTTTTTTGATGAAGACGATTGCAGCATTTCGATTACGACATGTCTTCAAGATTTCACCATTGTGAATGATAACCAACTTTGTATTACTACCTGCTAAAGGTACAGCACCATACTCCATATTCTTACCTACAGTAAACCCCAACTCTCTAGGTCTAGGTTCCAAGATATCACTTTTGTGTTGAATTAGTTTCATAAACTGCTTTTTCAATAACGGGACGGGGACAAATGACCCTCATTTACGTGTTACACTATCTAACATCTCACCTCTTTCAAATACAGTATCAACAACATTTTGAAGGGCTCTTTCTGTAGAAATTCCCGTTTTACTATAAATTGGTACCACACACAATCCGAAGGTCTTATCTGGTGAGGTACGGAGAACACGACCCACAGACTGAGTGAGCTCTATGGTATCCATATTCCGAAGGAAGATGACACAATCCAGACGATTGATAGAGATACCCTCTGACAAAATAGAACGATGAAGAACAACGAACTTTTTATCAGGATCTTTGCCCCAAGTGTTTAGGACGTTGAAGAACTCTTCGCGATCCACCTTCTTACCATCAACAACTGCTCCGGTTTTTGCCGTAATGTAAAGGTACGAATACCCACGGTCAGACAACTGACTGACGAAATCGGTGTGGGTGATGACATTTACCAGTTGTCTGGTAGTCTTCACACAGACCAGAAGTTTCTTCTTCTCAACATCATCAATAGTGGAGATAAGATTTTCACAATCAGTTTCACAAGTGATAAGTTTGGTGTTGTTATGAATGTCAAACTCTTTCACATGAACTTTAGGTGGGGCAATGAAACCACCATCAACAAGTTCAGGAGCAGAGACACGGCAAATGATATCACCATATACCTCTTGATCATTCATACCTGGCTTGTTCACTATTACCGAAGTCTTACGGGTTGCAGTGAAGAAGTATACACGATCTGCCTCATTACTGAAATACTCAGTAGCAGGAAAGAAGTTTCTCTGCACACTATTATGCGCTTCATCAAAGTATATTGTATTCACCTCAATATCTGCTTCCATGATACGATGCAAGGAATGATATGTTGTGAAGATGATACAATTCTCTCCCATATTGCGAGCAACATTATTGAACGAATGAATGTCCTTTGCCTTAGTAGAACTGAAGTGAGTAGTTTCACCACTATGAACATGCATAACATGAACATTCTTGGTGTCAATCACTTCAAGATACTCAGAACACAACTGTTCAGAAAGCAAAATCCTGGGGGAGACCACAACAATAGTAGAGGGTTTAGTCTCTAATTGTTTCTTAGCATCCATGATGGCGATCAGGGTTTTACCGCCTCCTGTTGGGATTAGTATTTGTCCGCGATCATTGGACTCAAGTGCATCCAAACCACGCTGTTGATGAGGGCGAAGAGTAAGCATCAAAAAATCAGTGGTTATACTATAAGAACAGTTCGGAGGTTACTAACAATATCATTCAATAGGTTGAACGTCTTGTTCTTTATCCTTACCAGCATTAGAAGGCCCTACCCAGACGCGACCATCTTCTTTCCACTGTTTAATTTGAGCGTGACGTTGACTAACAAGAGTAGTATAGCGCTCACATTGTTCGCGTGTCCAGTTAAAATCCTGTTTACGGACTTGATTACGGATATCTGACAGCTGTTTTACAATTGGAGTTGCCACAATTTTAATTGATTGGTTATACTGTAGAGACATTTTAAAGGTTACTAACAATAATTACTCAGATTCTCTATTCTTAATATATTCTAACTGATGCCAGTATTGATTATGACATACCACAAGAATATGAATCTTCTTATGTTTTTGATCTTTAGTATATTGACAATGGGGTTTATTTTTTACCCCTATCTCAATACTAACATATTCTTCATCATAAAAATATACCCAACCCTCCAGAGTCTTACCAAGAGAATCAGTCCATTTCACATAATCATTACGTTTAGGAATATAATGCATGTTCAAGAGGATTATAATTAGGTTGCATTGCTGTGTATGGGCGTGTTTTCCCTATATCTACTTCTTTGCCAATACTTTTAGAAGTGATAGGAGAATAATACTTGTGACCTTTTTTAGTGAAACGAACAAAACCCCAGATAGTTTTAACAGGATCTTTTGTATAAACATATTCATTATGGTCATTCAACCATATTGCAATCGTATTAGTTTTATAATTACTAACTGAATATGAATACCCCTTAGGTGCATCATGTAGAAAATCATCAGGGAGTTGTAGTTCGATCATTTAGTCTTTAGTTTCAATTGATTCTTGAAGTTTGAATACCAAAGTCTTAAGGTTTTCAATCTCTTTATTTTTCTCTTTGATACTGTCTTCAAGATGTTTGACGGTGCGTTGAAGATTGATCAGAAGAGATTCTGTTGAATAATTGGACATATGAGTTTAAGTAAGGAACGAAGTGACAATTCCTGATTCTGTCTCGGATGTAACAGTGTATTTATATGATTTACCAATATTTTCCCTTAAAACACTATAATATTCTGGATAAGCATCAATCTCATCTGATGTAATCAGATCAAAACATTCTTCTTCAGTATCAGCAAGAACATTCCAAATCCCACCATATTCTGACTGTGGAAAAGGAACATAGTGGTCAACAATAAAAAGAGTCTTCATTAGTTTACTTTGATTACTTTTCAATACTAGGACAGTTTTTCTTATTAGTCAAGAGAGAAAGTTGTCTTTGTAACTCATATTTAAGGGGGATCAAATGTTGATACAAAAAAGGTTTAAACTTATTATCTTGAAGTAGGGATGATAAATTCTCTACTTGATTTAATGCATCATTCAATCGTTCAATCTCTGTCATGCAAACTCTGCCATGTAGTATTCAAATGAAACATCATAATCTTTAGCCTTTTCTGCACATTCTTCTAAAAAATGTTCAAGTTCTACAGGTTCCATTTTTTCTAGTTGTTCATCACTCATTGAAACTTACCTTGTACAAAGTTTGCGAAAGAAAATTGTTCGCGGTTCACAAGTTTAATTATACCACACTTTGTGGTCATAACAAACCCTTCTTGATTAACTTGTTTATGTTCAATGAAGGCCTTGGGACAATTATAAACAATCAGATCTTCCATAATCTCATTCTTCATTTCAACGACCATCAAATAGAGGTTAGCCAGTTGAATTGAACCAAGAATATCAATCAAATCAACTTCATGAAGACTTACACCTTCACGAATCAATGCATTAATCTGTTGTTTTGCGACAACAACCTCTTTCTCTGTGAGAAAAGTATAGTTATCAGTAGAGATAACTGGTGCAGAAACTTTATTACTAACACGATCAACAAAAGGTTGAACAAACTTACAATCATCTGTCCCACAAAGTTCTTCTTTTAACGAATGTGCCTCCATTTCATATAAAGGACACTCACCAATATAATATGTGTGAGGAGCAACGATAATGTTTTCAGTTACAATCTCATCAAAAACATATTCAATTGTATTGGGTTTGTATGAAGTATTACCACCAAATCCCAAAAAGTCTCCTTGATATACTCCTTCAGTCCGAGGAAGATAGTTGAGACAATTAATAAGAATGGTTACAACATTTTTTTGATGACCAAAGTGTTGGATTACATCCTGTTTTGTAAAACAAGTCTTGATTTTCTTCTTATTAAAAGCAGATTTTGTCGAAACGAAAAACTCACCATTCTCAGGATGTGTGCCCCA